TGAACTGTTCCCATGTCCTGTCATCCCATGCAGACAGCTTGTGAAGGTAGAACTTCCACCTTGTGTCTTCATCATTCTTCTTCTGGAAGGTGATCAGGAAGCGCACAAAACAACCTGCAGGAATGACCTGATCCAATAAAGTAAATGGATCTGCGTAAGTCCTGAACAGCAGATCCATAAACTCCATAGGTTCATTCAGTTTACTAACTTCGAAACAGCCTGAAAAAAATCCCCGAATTCATGTTTCTTGAAGACCGCTGTGATCATTTCCATGAATTCCCCAAGGGGAAGATCTGCGACCTGATCAACTGTCAGACCAGAAAGACCTGACAGGAACTTATAGATCTCATTATCACATTCAGGAAGGTGATCGACCACAACAGTAACAAGTTCCATCAGGACACCATAACCTACTGCAGTTTCATCTGCATCTGCAGACATTATTCCTTTCAGTTTGTCAGGTGTCAGGTGATCCTTCAGGGATCCCAGACCGATCTTCCTGAGTATGGAAACCATAGGGAATATGTCACAGGCTTTCAGATCTCTAAGTTCTATCATGCTTCCACCTTCCTTCTTCTTCTGGTTTTCTTCACTTCAGTTTCTCCCTGTTCCTGCAGGACTGTGATCAGGTCAGGATGTCCTGAAAGGATTTCTGTGATCCGCTTTTCTGTCAGATCGACTACATCCCCTTTGGACATCCTGCGACCAGAATACTTATCAACAAATTCTTTATTGACCTTGACCTTCATCTTCTCAATCTCCCTGTGTCTGTGTTGTGGTGCTGTTCGGATAGTAGATCTTCACAGGAAGTGTCTGCAGATCACTTGTGATGTTCGCATGACTTGTGAAGGTGTACTTTCCAACACCTGCTTCTTTGTTCTTTCCTTCGGATTCAAAGCCAGAAGTGCAGAGAACATTTTCCATGATGACAATGATCTGACGCTTGTCCAGTGTCTGACCGACAAAAGCTACATTGTCATAATAGTCCCCATCAGTGACATCAGGTTTTGTCTGCAGGACAGTGAAGTTCGGATCTTCAGAAGTTCCTTCTTCACCGATCAGCGCATGTTTCATGATGTCCTGATTGATCTCCAAGAAGTTGATCTCCATTGACGCTTCTTCACCTGTCTTGACCTTCAGACCTTTGACAAGGACAACAGCACCATCTGCTTCTACATCCACAAAGGAAGGGACAATTGACAGCTTAGATCCACCCTGTGTTGCACCAATGATGGAATCTTCAAAGTTCCAAGATCCAAGAACATCGACTTCGTAATAAGTCCCGATACTTCCAACTACAGGGGAAGTGACCTTCGTATAAACATAAGATCCTTCGGATCCAGACCGAGTGAAATAATCCTTTCCTGTGGCAATAGCGGAATCTGTTGTAAGTTTATACGTTGTGGGTGTATAAGTCACATTCTTATGAATGGTTCCTGCACCAAACAGAATGTTCTTAGGTGTCTCAGCTGTCACGCCTGTTCTACCTGCTTTAAGTAAAGACATAATTTATTCACCTTTCCATTCTTTAACTCTAAGTGTGATGTTGATCCTGCTGACACCTTCTTCAATGGAAGGGACAGGGAACGCTGTTTCATAGCTGACCGCTATCCCCCAACCATTTTCCATGATGTCAGTCAGACCATCACATGTGAAATAGTTCCTGATCTGTTCCTTGATCTGTTCAAGTTCCAGATATGTTTGTTTTGTTGTGCCTGTCAGGATGAAATCAGATTCAATCAGACCGTCTTCATTGTCTGTCTGGATCTCACTGTATTCCCCGACAAAGTAAGGATCCTGAAGATCCCCTGTCCACATCATATACTCATAAGGGATCCCCAGATCTTCCAGACACTGGTTCATATATGCTAAACCCTGTATTGTCATAGACTTCCAAAGATCCTTTCTGCCTGTTTGATGATCTTTCCCTTGGAACTGTCAAAAGCACGTTTCAGGGGATGTCTTGCATGTTTGCCCTTGGTACAGTGTGCAGGAAGACCTTTCTTTCTAAGGATCGCAACAGCTTTCATGGCTTCCTTCAAGGATCCGTAAGTCTTTCCACCTGATCCAGATCCAGAAGATCCTTCGATGTAGACCCACCAACCAGACCTTCCACCCTTTTCTGAATATTCACCTGTCCCAAATTCTTCATACACAGCATTGTCGTAATTGGATCCTACATGGACAGCAAGACCACCTGCATCAAGTTTACAGTCCCAAGATCCTGCAGTTTCACCTGTCTTCCTGACAGTGTTCCTTGTAGCCAAGGACTGGATTTCCATCCCAACTTCCTGCAGGAATTGAACCGCTTTGTCCTTCAATGCCTGTTTGCACTGGACACTGTAATCTTCGAATACAACAAAATCAGACACCCAGACCACCCCCGACATACTTCAGATACACTTCTATGTGTTGGTGCATCCCCATAGGATCATCTATCAGCAGAACAGTGTAAATATCACCACCGATGACCATCCTGCAGTTCTCAGCTGTGACTGTGGTTCCCTCTGTTGCGTTCTTCCACTTCAGATAATCGCACAGGAAATAGTGTGTTGTTTCCTGAACTTTTGCCCTGAACTGTTCAACACTGTTTTCCCCAGATGCATAGTCCAACCAACCAAGGCAGGATCCAACATCAGTCCAGTCCTGAACAGCTTCACCTATTAAGTTTCTACTGGATTCCTTGATCTGGATCAGACCTTCAATGTTCCCACCTATCATGATTAAAACCTTGCTTTCTTGTAGTGTTCAAGGAACCCCATCAGACTTACAGGATAACCCATGACCTGATTGTTTGCATCTTGGTCATAGTAGGTCACGCTGTGCCTTGACAGGGATTCAGACTTGATCCCCACCTTGTCCCTGTTGCTGATCTCCCACTTCATCAGGTTAATAACACCCATCTGGACATCAACAGGATATTCAACCTTGGTCACAAGGTTGAACTGCACAGGGAACAGGTCACGATCTACAGTGACAGTTCCTTCTTCCAGATCCAGATCCTGCACAATGTAAAGACCATCATTGACATCAGACCCAGTGATCTGAATGGTATCGTCCACTTTTAAAAATGGACTGATACCATTCAGGATCTGACCGTTTGAAGGTGCTAAGAATCTGATGTTCCTGTTCTGGAAATTGTTGTTCGTGTACTTCCTGATAAGGATCTCAATTCCCTGAAGTTTCCTGTCCAAGAAATCCCTGTCCTGATCTTCGAATTCAGGAAGGTTCATCAGGTCATCAACTGAAAGAATCATCAGATCCACCCCTTTCATCACGCAACGATGATGCTGTTGAACTTGGCAAGTACAACCTTTTCCTGATTTGTGATAGCGACACCGTACATCTTATCAACAGAAATTTCTGTTGTCCTTGCAGGATCAATTGTGTGTCTCTTTGTCTCAACATTAGTGTCACGCTTCAGGAAAACAGTCAGAGCAGGTGCTTCATCTTCTGTTTCAGAATCATTGTTCAGCTTGATAATAGGACACTGGAACAGGGCTGTTCCGCTGTATGTTCCACCTGCTGTGATCGTTCCAGAAGTGGAAGTCTTTGCAAGTGCAGGTGCTTCAGCAAGACCGATTCCATAGAATCCAGTTTTTTCTGTCAGGGTGATGACACCAGAACTGTTGCTTGCCGTATAACCAAGGTTTGTCAGAGCGTTGATCGCTTCCTTCAGAAGACCTGCAACCGCTGTGACTGTCTCAGTAGCACCACAAGTAACTTCAACACCACCGATAGAGAACTTGTCACCTGTTGCGACTGTGCCACCAATCGTGACCGTTCTGGAACCCTGCGCACCGTCAACAGTTTTGACCCTCTTGGAAGGAACAATTCTTGTTCCTGCGATCATACCGATTTCACCCTTCAGGATGACTTCTTTGTTGTACTTATCAGCAGAAATGAAGTTGGAATCAAGTCTAAGCTGTGTGACCTGCTTCGGGTGTACGAACATAGCCTTTTCAGACTGGACTTCCTCTTCAAAAGAATCAATAGCGTTGACGATACCTGCGTAACTGATAGCATTTCCTGCATTGTAGACCTTCTGGACACCGTGTGGTGCTGTTGTTGCGTTGTAAAGCGTTGTCAGAGCGTCCATTGCGTCCTTGTCCACCTTGGAAGCAATAGCCTTTCCAAGCTGTGTTGTAGCTTCACCAACAGGATTCCCATAACCAGACAGGACAGCCTGATCAGTGATATCGACAGCTTTCATTGCCATCTTGATTTTGAATGTTGTGGATGTAGCTGTCAGTTTGTCTGCTGTCAGCGAACCTGCTTCCTCAACATCCACCGCATCACCGATATATCCGAATGAAGGTACAGTCACAGTGTCACCTGCCTGACCCTGAAGTGTGGTGTCGATCTTTGCAAAAGGTGTAACAACAAGTTTCTCCCTAACCTTGGCTGAAATTATTGGTGCCATTACTTCAGGATTAATAAGATCTGCAATTTTTGTGATAGCCATAAGTTTCTTTTCCTTTCTTTAATTTTCCCCAACCAGTTTTTTATACTGATCAGGAGCATCGTTGTACAATTTAAGACGTTGCTGATATCCCATCTTGTCAAACTCTTCCTTGGAAACACCGTCCTTGTCATCGGACTGTTCCAGTTTCTTTTCCTCGATCTTCTTTTCAGTCTTGGATTCAAAGTTTGAAGGATACTGTGTCTTCAGTCCTTTCAACTTGTCCTGAAGTCCCTTGACATGACCATCTTCCCCTAACTCAGGTTTCCAGTCTGTGTCATGGTTCATCTTGAAAAGCAGATAATCAATGTCATCAGCTTTAGCACCTGCAGACAGAAGACCGATCTTCAACGCTGATTCAGTCCTTGCCTGAATTGCTTCCTGCTTCAGCTGTTCAATGGTGGACTGGTATTCAGTGATCTTCCCCTGAACCGCTTCCTGTCCTTTAGTTGCTTTCTGCAGTTCCGCAATAAGATCTGTTGACTTCTTGTGTTCCGCTGTTAAGTTGTCATGATCCGTCTTCAGTTTCCCATACCTGAAATCAAGATTTTCTTCTGAAGCTGTGTAGACCTTGTTCTTCTTCATGGCTTCAAGGATCGCTGTCTGTTGATCCGCTGAAAGTCCTTCAATAGTTGCTAACAGTTCCTTCATGTTCATAGTTACTAT